ACAACTGATCCCTGAGTACATCAACGACAGACTAGGGCTAGCCTAAGTCGTTATAAGCACGCAAGTCGCGGACTCGTTGGTTAATTGCCTTAATGGTGTACTCTGGGATCAGCTACAAGCGTCAAGCAACAAGCTAAAAATAAAGCTTGACATTAGCTCTGGGATATTATAAGATATCCCAAACAACAGAAAGAGGAAAACATGAGTACAAGAAGTAATATAGCAATAGAAGATCCAAAGACAAAGAAGGTGAAAGTTATATATGTCCATAGTGATGGTTACCCTTATGGCGTTGGAAAATGCCTAGTTGATCATTACAACCATTATGACTTAGCTAAACAACTATTTACAGAAGGAGATGCCAGTTATCTGGGAGATACTTTTGCAGAGTGTAGTTTTTACGGTCGCGATTGGGACAGGAAAGAAGAGCCAGCTAAAACTTACCGCGATGAGTGGATGTATTTACACAATATGCGCGGCGAATCTATGATTGAATATATTTATATATTCAAAAACAGTAGATGGTTTGTTTCAACTTCTAAATATATCAAAGAAGAAAATCTAGACAAACCTTATGATGGTGGGATTTGGTACTATTCTGAGTTTGAGCCTGTTATTACAAATGAAGAGTATATCAAATACAAAGACAAACACGAAAAGCACGCAGAGGTTAAGATGATCAGCCAGATCGGCAGCTTGTTGACTAAAAACTTTGGCACTGACAACGTCATGATGCAGGGTGCTGACATCAAAAAGAAAGCAAACTAATGACAAAAAAATACAGAGTATCATTAAGCGTTGATGAAGAGCACGTTAAAAGATTTGATTTAACTTTTGATGCAGAAGACGAACAGGACGCAGAGGGCCAGGCAATGATGGAAGTTAAACAGTATCTGGGAGACTACATAACAGCATATGCAGATGAAGAAGATGTATAAAACTGTAAACTGGAAGACCGGGCCCGCAAGGGCCCGATACAACCTAGAGTTGAAGACTAAAAAAGAAGCAACAAGCCGCAAGCGGCAAGCTACAAGCAACAAGCGCTTGACAAACTAGTATTATAAGATTATATAGGATTTATGAATTTAGAAAGGAATAAAACATATGACACATAAAAGTTACAGTTCAGGATTTGGATCAGTTCCAAATTCTACGCCAAACGAAATAGAAAATAAAACAATACAAGTAATAGTACAAGGCGGCGTCGTGGTAGATGTTAAAAATCTTCCAGACGGTTATGTAGTACAGATAGTAGACAAAGATGAATCTTAAAGAAGCGAAAGAAATAACCGGCGGCCTGAGCTCGCCTTCTAAAATGCCTGGATACGCGTATAACCTGCCGGCCTGGCAATGCGTGACAGGCGTCAAGCTGCAAGCCGTGGCGGGCTCAGTGTGCGCCGGCTGTTACGCCATGAAGGGCCGATATAGATTTCCAAATGTAAAGGACGCGCTCAACCGTAGGTTGAATTCTTTAACTCATCCACAATGGGTGGAAGCCATGGCCATGTTGGTCACCTGGTACAGCAGAAAAGTTCCCTTCTTCAGGTGGCATGACTCAGGAGACCTGCAGGGTGCGCAGCATCTCACAAACATATTTGAAGTGTGCAACGCCAGCCCGCAGGTGCAGCACTGGATGCCAACCCGAGAAGCCAAACTCTTAACACTGATGGATCCGGCTGTGGTACCAAAAAATTTAATCATTCGTGTGTCCTCGCATATGATAGACCAGGCGCCAGTCAAATTCTGGCCCCATACGTCGACTGTAGTAAGGGCAGGCAAAACCTGCCCCGCTCAGGAACAAGGCAATGAGTGCGGCAGCTGTAGACAATGCTGGAATAAAGAAGTAAACAACGTTGCATACCCACTACATTAATGACTTTTTACCACCCGAAATATTACGCGGAGCTCCGGAGGCTCCGGAAGCTGCAAGCCGCAAGCGACAAGCTGAAAGCAGAAGCTACAAGCAACAAGCGACAAGCAACTGAAGTTGCAAGCGACAAGCATCAAGCAACAAGCGATTCGAAGAAAGATTCTAAATCTACAAGGGACAAGCAACAAGCATCTTGATTCTTGTATCCTTCCTTAACAAGTGCCAAGATACTGGTACCTGGAAACAATTTGCAGGAGCCCTGACTGGGCTTCTTGGCAAGTATAAAAGTGTTCTTGGGATGTTGGATATGAAATGAAATTTGATGTGGACTGAAGCGAATTTTGTTACCGGATGTTACCTTTAATTCTACTGTAAAAAAGTGGCCAGAAGTATTGTACCCCAATAGATCAGGAGTACCAAGTAAGCTAGTATTTTCAACTCTTGTCCATGTAATTTTTGGTGTAATTCTCTTAAGCTCATGCCATAATTTTGTTTCGGGTTTCATCAAAATAATGACGGTAACAGAAGCTTACACAATGAGCTTTGGTGCACCCATTTCAGCTACTTCTTCATGTGTAGAAATCACTATTCGATGGGTCTCTCTAGCACCTAAAATTTTATTTTCAACTAAATTCACACTCATCACATCATAATGTTTTCCATCAGGAGTTCTAACTTGAACTCGAGCATCTTGAGCCACCATGCTTCCTTTCTTCGGACCTACGAATCTATCGAAGATCATAATTAAATCTCTACCTTTAAGCATTATATAATACCCTTGTCCCTAAATTGTTTAAGTGGATTTCTTAACGACTCTAATTCTCTTCGATGAATTAAATTATCGTATTGATGATCCTCTTTAGCACGGGCTAATTCAGCCTTTAATTGGTCAACTTCTCTTTTTAAATCCTCAATTTGCTTAGTTAAATCTAAGTTTCCTCTGTCATCTTTCATATTTGACTTTATAAGACATTATACATATACTGTCAATGGGGTATGGGATATAAACTAGGTGTTAACTGGTACGCAAGGTTGCTAAAACAAAAAGCGGAATTAGAACATAAATTAGATGATATACGAGCCCATAATAAAATATTAATTAAAAAACTAAAAAAATATGAAAATAATACCACAAAAGAAACCAGGCCTACCGAGTAGACTCACACCTATGCAAAGAAAATTTGCTGAACTATTGGTATTTAATGAGGGACATAAGTTTGCCTACGAATGTGCTCAAGAAGCAGGGTATGAGGGGGATAATGCCACACTACGTAAAAAAGCAAGTGAACTTCAGAATGCAAAATATTATCCCTTAGTCTTCAAACATATAGGAGAGTTACGAGAAGAGACATATAAAAAATATGGTATCTCTTTTGGTGGACACTTAACTGAGCTAGCTAAAATCAGAGATGAGGCTAAAAAATCAAGATCCTTCTCCGCTGCAACTAACGCAGAAAAAGCACGAGGCGCTGTTGGTGGATTATATATTGAACAAAAAATAATTAGAACAGGTAAGATAGATGATTTATCTGAAGAAGAATTAAATGAAAGAATCGATTCCATGATGGATAGTAATTCACTATTAATCAGGGAAAAAGATAAAAATAAAGACCCCAAGAATAAAAAACCGAAGCCTATACTATCTTAGTCATTCTAACTACCCATGAGGTAGGAATCATAGTACGATCACCGAACGTTATTTCTTTTGTGATAGGATCTAAATCATAAGATGCAAATATCTTAACTGAATCTTTATCCTTAGAGAATACCCAACCTTCATTAATAGGTTTCGCTAATTTCATTTTAGTAAACTCTCTATCATCAGCCCAACCCGAATCACTCAACGCATCCATCCATTCAATCCTGTACTTTGAATATGGGATATCGTTCGGTTGACTCGGTACGACTTGTTTTCTTCTTCTGGGTTTTCTTCTCTTTGGTTTTCTTTTGTTTGCCATAATAATAATCTGGGTTGTGTACTTTATTAAACTCATCCACCCAGGGAGGGCGACCAGTCCAATTCTTGTTTCTTCCTATCATACTTTTACCCCTATAGCATTTCAAAAATATTTTTTCTACTTTTGGGAACCAAAAGTTCCGCGCGGCCCCTATTAAAAAATAAGTGGCTTATACCAATGCTTATTTAAGCACAAATTGTCACACCCTCTAGAACCATTGGTATTCCTTACTGATCACGAAAACACCAGATCACGTATAGATTAAAAGTGCTGTTTCAACAATTTCAATGTTTTTAAAAACCTATAGATTCGTGATCAACCGCATAAAACCTCACTTCTTATAAAGTCCCAGTCGCTTGATCCTTGTCACTTGTGGCAAGAATAAGGCATAAAGGTGCGACATTTATGTCACACTAAATCTTGAAGCAATATAATCTTATTCTGTCCATTCGAAATCCTAGATAACAATTGCTCGATTCTAACAAACAACCCATCGAGTTGTCGATCAGGAACATTAATTGTCTCTGTCGCAAGCAACAGTTTTAACTGTTTCTCATCTTCCATCATCGATCTTAAGATCCGATTGGTTACAGTTTTAATTGTTCTTTTGTTCATAGTATTTACTAACCCTTTCTAAGAATTGATGTTGATATTTAATAAACTCTTTCCCCTTAACTTGAAATTTTTGGAAATAATTATCCGGAGTACACATCAGAATAACTCCTTGAGTAATCTCAGTCTTATGCACATAGTTATGAGCCATCGCATATGCTCCTAGCTGCATGAAATAGTCATCAATCCACTCCTTACGTTTTGGTTTATTACTTTGTTTAAAATCTACAATAGAATCTTCATAGTCATAGACTCCTACAAGGTCTGTCGCGCCGGCGTATAATCCAGGATAGTAAACAACCACTTCACTGCCCCAAACTTCTTGGAAATCATTGAATCCTTTAGCAATTATCGTCTCCGACATTGCCTTTGCAATCTTGCCTTCGGGCGTTAAATCTAAATGACCCACCCCGTTAATATGCGCTTCAAGGTGCTTGTGCATGTTCGTCCCGCGTGAAGCCGCTTGATCCCTGATTCTTGTCGCTTGCTCCATGCCAACCTTCGCTTGCCAATTGGCGATAGAGTCTTGCGCTTCTTGAGTCTTGGTCGCACCTAGTATAGTTGTCACACTCGGTAACTTCTCATTACCTACATCATAAGTCCGTAGCCCATCGGTTGTACTACGCGTTGACGGTGGGTAATGATAATACTTAGTCCACTTCATAACACCACCACTAGCACATACAACGCCAATAGAGTCATCAAACCTAGAAAGGTAAAGATGAATATAAAAGTCTTATTCATGTATTCCTATTCCTTTTTTAAATTTATTGCTGAGGGACCTTTTGGGCCTTCTTCAACATCAAATGTTACGTTATCGCCTTCATTCAAT